CAGGCAGGTTCTCCACTGTTAGGCGCTGCACAGGCAGAGCAACTTGCTACGATTCAGGGACGGGGCGTTAATCCATTCCTATCGGGTGCTTTGGAACAGGCTAATCGTTTGGCTGGTGAGCAGTACACTCAGAACATCCAAGCCCTTCAATCTCAGGCATCTTCTGCTGGTCGTTATGGATCGTCTGCTATGGGTCAGCAAGCAGGTCGCGCTCAGGACATCTTTGCTCGTTCTCTAGCTGAGCAGGGCGGTCAACTGGCTTATCAATCGGCTGAGGCAGAGCGTCAACGTCAAATGCTGGCTGCTCAAGCTGCGCCTCAGATGGCTGCGGCTGACTATGCTGATATTCAGCGTCTGCTCCAAGCTGGTCAGGCTCAGGAAGGTTACGCTCAACAGGCTCTGCAAGGTCAACTTGCTGCTCAGGATCTTCCGATGCAACGTCTGCAACAGGCTGCTAACGTCTTCTATGGCGCTCCTCTGGAGACTAAGACTACAGCTACACCAGAAGGAGGCAAATAATGGGTGCTGCTGCTGTACCAATGATTGTCGGCTCCGCTGTAGGTGCGGCTGTTGATAGAAAAAACCCTATTCAAGGTGCATTACTTGGTGGTGCTTTAGGTGGTGCTGGCGGTGCATTTATGGGGCCGGGTAGCTTGTCTAATCTGTTCTCTTTCGCTGATGACGCTGCTGCTGGTGTTTTGCCTAGCGCATTGTCTGGCTCTACTACTATTACTGGTAGTTCTTTACCTGTTGGTGGAGTTCAGGCATTTACAACTGGCCCTAGTGCTGCAATGCAAGCTGCTAATCTGACCACTGGCCCTAGTGGCGTAATCGGTACTGAAGCCGCTAAAACTGGTTTATTTGGTGGTGCAACTCCATTAACTAATGCTGCAATGCAAGGTCAAGGACTAGCTCAAACTACTGCTATTCAAAGACCATTGACCTATGGAATGGAAGGCGTTGAATATGGTCAAGGCGGTGGCCCTACGATGATGGACAGATTTGGTGCTGTTGGTCAGTACGCACAACAAAACCCAGTTCTTACTCAAATGGCAATGCAAAGCGCTCAAAATATGTTGCAGCAACAGCCTACGCAACCTGCTCCTGCTGGATTAATACGTGGTAATCCTACGCAAGTTCAAATGCCACAGTATCAAGTTGGCGTTCCTCAAGTTTCGCTGATCTAGGTGATATATGGCAATTACAGATTACATCCCTAACATATTTGGCGCTGCTACTCCTACGTCTTACGAGAACTTGCAGACTATGGGGCTTATAACGCCTCAGCAGTTAGCGCAACAGCAAAAGACAGCGAATATCCAAGGTTTGCTAGGTGCAGGTTTAGCATTGGCTCAGGGTATGAGTCGTACTGGCCCACGACGCTCTGCTGCTGAGAATATCTTTGGTGCATTGGCTGGCGGCTTTGGTGCTGCTGGTGGTGCTTATCAGCAAGGTATTCAGAACATTGTCCAGCAACAGCAATTGCAAAGTGCAGCGCTGACACAACAGCAATCAGTCAATAGATTGAAGTCTATTCAATTAGCTAAGGCTAAATATCCTGACATTGCTGCATTGGCTGACATTGACCAAGGTAAATTCGCTGAAGAAGTCTTCCTCAGGGAAAGATTGGCTGGAATGCCCGGCGGTACTGGAAAGATAGATACTCCAGAGCAGTATAGGAATTTAGGGCAAAGATACCTTGCTGGTGGCCCTCAATTTAAACCAATTGGTGATTCGTATATGCAGCAAGCCGATGTGCTTGAGCTTACTAATTTGTCGAAACTAACTGGTAAAGAATCAGTTGATGAGTTGCGCAATAGGTCGTTTAGGGCTTCTGCTCTTAAGAATGAAGGCTTGGCAAAAGAACTGATGGAGCTTGCTTCTCGTAAGCAGCTTGAGCCTCCTGTTGTTGAGACTCCAGCAGAACAAACTCCGCAATTTGATGCAGAGGGAAAACCTGTTATGACAGTTGTTGCTGATCGTGGCAGAGCTGGTCAACTGCAATTAAAAATGGATGGCATCAATTCTGAAATTGACCGTTTAGTTGGTGTAAATACCGAAGCCGCAGATAACAGAATTAAAATTCTTGAGGGTAGAAAAGAAACGCTGCAAAAGGACATGAACCGCCTTGCAGCTATGGAATACGACTTTAAATCTATAAAAGACGGTTTACCTAAAAAGTATCACGGAGAAATTGACGCTGTTGAGAAATTGGCACAGACGGGTACTCTTGATTCTTCTGGTATCCGTTCGTCTGTTGAAAGATTCTACACAAGACTGCAAGAAGATGAAAAAGGCAGAAAGCTAGAAGGAAATACGGCTCTATTTGCTCAAATGAAGTTTGGAGTTACTGATAGAGCGCAACTTAATGGCGAGCAACTTGCTGAGATATTGCGTTTTGAAAATGCGCCTAATGCAGAGCAGGTAGCTAAGTTGCAACAGACAAATAGACAGCTTCAGTTTGAAACAGGCGCTGGTGTAGGTTTGCCTTCTGGTAAAGCTAGTTTTATTACTGGCGGAACTACTACTACTGAAATTGCGCCTCAACCTGCTGTTACTAGGGAGCCTACTGCTGTTAAAACTACTGCTCCAGCAAAAACTACTGCTGCTGCAACTGCTGGTACAACTAATGTACAGACAACAACTCAAGCTGCGCCAAAATTTGCAGCTCCTGAGAATGCTCCACCACAGACGAAAGCCCTTTATTCATATAATAAAGATGCTTTGATTAACCAGCCGGATTCTAAATATTCTCCGAAGAAAAAAATGGAGTTAAGAGAAAAACAGGCTCCATTGCAAAGTGCTGTTAATTATTCTCTTACAAGCATTAAAGACTCCCTTGACGCTGCTCAAGCACTAAAAAATAATCCTAAATATATTGATGCGCTGACTGGCAGATTTTCTCCTTTGCTTGGTGGCACTATTGCTGGCGTGGTTATAGACCAAGATGCAAAAACAGCAAATGCTTTGCTTGAAAATATTTTAACAAGAACATTTGTTAGCGAAATACAAGCAATGAGAGATGCTAGCCCAACTGGTGGTGCTGTTGGTAGCGTTACAGAGAAAGAAATGGATGCTCTTTCTAGAATTAGAGCTTCTCTTTCTGTTGGTATGAATAAAGATGAATTTATTAAGCAATTAGATAATTACTTGGCTATTGCTAATAGATCCCTTAAAAATATCCCAGTAGAATATTCTAAAACCTTTGGTTATAACGGCGAGTTTGACGAAATACTTACTACGCCAGCAGTAAGTACAACTAGGACTTCTGGTCAAGATCCAGTTCAACAAGAATTAGATCGTAGAAAAGGAAGGAAGCCATAATGGATTTGTCCAAAATTTCTACAAAAGACCTTGAATATATTAATGCAGGTCAATTAGATAAGGTATCTACTGCTGGCTTAGAAGAATATTCTAGGCAGCAGTCATACGTTCCTACGTCTGAAGTTATACCAAGAGCAATTCAAAACTTTCCATCGTCATTAGGTAATGTTTTTAGTTCTATTAAGGAAGCAGTTACTAGCCCATTGCAAACAGGTAGGGCAATTCTTGACGTTGCTGCTGGTGGATTACAGAACATTTTGCCTGAATCGCTGGTTAAGGTTGTTGGCGAGGATAAAGCCTCACGCGAGGCGGCAAATAAAGTTGGTCAGGCTTATGTAGAAAGATATGGCGGCATAGAGAATGCCAAAAGAACTATTGCTAATGATCCTGCTGGTTTCCTAGCTGATGTTTCTACAATTCTTACGGGTGGCTCAACAGTAGCCCCTAAACTCGCAAAAGTTGCATCTTTTGTTGATCCTGTCTCATTAACCGCTAAAGCTGTTGTTGGCACTACTAAGAAAGTTGGAGGATTGATAGCCCCAACATTAGGCGCTACTACTGGCGTTGGTTCTGAGGCTATTAAAGAGGCTTATAGATCTGGCAGAGAAGGTGGCGGCAAAGCACAACAGTTTAGGGAAAATATAAGCGGTTCTGTGCCATTTTCTGATGTTCTTAATGATGCAAGACAAAACCTTGCAAATATGAATACTGCAAAGCAACAGCAGTATAGATCTGGCATGGTTGATATTAAGAACGACAAGACAGTTTTAGATTTTGCCGGGATAGATCAATCATTAGCAGACGCTGCAAACAAGACATCATACAAAGGCCAAGTTAAGAATGTTAGAGCAGCAGAAAAACTTAATGAAGTACAAAAGATAATTAACGATTGGAAAAAACTTGACCCTGCTGAATATCATACTCCAGAGGGTATAGATGCCTTAAAGCAAAGAGTTGGTGATGTACTAGAAACAATACCTTTTGAAGAAAAAACAGCTAGGTCTGCTGTTGGTGATGTTTATAGTTCCATTAAATCACAAATTTCAACTCAAGCCCCAACCTATTCAAAGGTGATGAAGGATTATGCAGAGGCATCTGAGCTCATTAAAGAAATTGAAAGGTCTTTGAGTTTAGGTAAAAAGGCTTCTGTTGATACTGGATTGCGTAAATTGCAGTCAATAATGCGCAATAACGTAAATACAAATTACGGTCAAAGAGCAGATTTGCTTAATGTTTTAAATCAGTCAGGAACAGATATTACTTCTGCGTTGGCAGGTCAAACTTTGAGTGACTTTACGCCTAGAGGAATTCAAAGATCTTTGTCTCTTCCGACTAGCTTAGGCGCGTGTTCTTTAGGTGGCTTACCTGCTGCTATTGGTTCGCTTGCCGTATCATCCCCTAGAGTAGTTGGTGAAACTGCTTATGGGTTAGGATTGCTTGGTAGGGGTGCTGAAACTGCTACAAAAATTCCTATGGCATTTGATCCTAGGACTTATTCTCTTTTATATCAATCTGGTCAAATTAAAGACAGATAAGGTGAAATAATGGCAAAGAACAAGGTTAGCGAATACAGCGCAACAGCGGCTAATAACACTGACATAGGTGGTATTAATATCGCTGAAGGATGCGCTCCTAGTGGCATTAACAATGCTATCCGTGAGCTTATGGCACAGCTAAAGGATATGCAGTCTGGTACTGATGGCGATAACTTTACGGTAGGCGGTAACTTAACCGTTACTGGTACAGCTACTGGTACAACTGCCAGCGTATCTGACGATAGCACTAAGTTTGCTACGACTGCGTTTGTACGGGATATTATTCCTAGTGGCGTTATCGTCATGTGGTCTGGCTCTGTAGCCACTATCCCTAGCGGTTGGTATATTTGCGATGGTAATAACAGCACTCCAGACTTACGAAATCGGTTTATCGTTGGTGCTGGCAGTACATATTCTGTTGCTGGTACAGGCGGTTCTGCTGATGCGATTGTTGTAAGCCATACTCATACAACTGATAGTCAAGGTAGCCATACTCACTTTGTAGCGGCTAATGACGGTAATACTGGCGCTACCTATCCTAATACGAGTGTTACAAATAGCAATTACGTTAGTTCAAATGCTTTCTCTAGTAACTCAGAAAGCTACATATTGGACGGTACTGGCGGTGTTGCGTCCATTGGTTTAACTAACTCTAACGGCTCTCACAGTCACACAACGAACTCAACCGGTTCTAGTGCAACTAACGCTAATCTGCCTCCGTACTACGCTCTTGCTTATATTATGAAGGCCTAATCATGGAAAAAGTGCCTCTCTCTGATGACCAGATTGAAGCTATAGCGGAACGTGCCGCAGAAGTAGCTTTCAAGAAAATATATGAAGAAGTTGGTCGCTCTGTCGTTAAAAAGATATTCTGGATTGTAGGTGCTGGTGCATTAGGCCTATTGTTCTGGATGGCTGGCAACGGAACACTGCCTAAATGATAGAAGTCGCTACAGCCCTGATGGTCATCAAAGGGGCTAAGGCTGCTTTTGATGTCGCTAAAGAGGCGTTTGACGAGATCAGAGAGTGCGCTGAGGCTGGTAAGTCTGCTCATGAATCATTAGGAGCGCTTACCAGTTTTTTTTCGTCTGCTGGCAAGGCAGAAGAAGGCATAGCACACGCTAAAGAACTCCAAGAGAACCCACCAGAAGGCCATGAAGACACTCGCAGTGACTACGAGATAGTCATTGAGATGATGGTCGCTGAGAGGCAGCTAAAGCAGTTCTACAAAGACCTTAAAGAGATGTTTATCTACCAGTTTCAGGAGCCCGGTCTGTATGACGAGTTCATGGGTCGGCTAGAGAAACTTAGGGCAGATCGTCGACAAAGAGAAGTAGACCATAGGCTGCATCTTAAGGCTTTGGAGATGGCTGCTAGACGAGAGAAAGCTAAGAAGGTTCAATTTATACAAGATATGTTTGCTATAGCACTAGGTGGCATAGTTTCTATACTGATAATAATTGGTATTGTTTGGATGTTTACTTTGGGGGATTGATGCTTACTCTGTTATCGACTTTTACATCGTTTTTAATTGGCGGCTTGCCAAAGATACTCGACTTCTTTCAAGATAAGTCAGACAAGAAGCACGAACTAGAGCTGGCTAAAGTACAGATTGAGCGTGAGTTAGCTCTGGCTAAAGAAGGCTATGCGGCTCAACAGCGTATTGAGGAAGTCAAACTAGACGAGATAAAGGTACAGTCTGCCTCTGATGAGAAAGTGGCTCTAATCGGCGCTCAACAGGCTGAATTACAGGCTATTTATGCTCACGATATGAAGCTCAGTGAGGGTACTAGCCAATGGATGAAGAATCTACGGGCTTCGGTACGTCCTGTGATTACTTACGGCTTCTTTTTCCTGCTATGTGCTTTGGATGCGGTTCTAGCTTACAAGGGCTTTGAGGCTGGCGTATCGTTTAATGAGATGGCAGAACAGCTCTGGGATGATGAGACTCAGGCTCTGTTTGCTGCAATTATAAGTTTCCACTTTGGCGGTCGGGCTTTTGGCAAATGATTAGTGACAAAGCCTTAAAGATGATTGCTCATCATGAGGGCACACGGTATAAGCCTTACCGCTGTCCTGCTGCTTTATGGACTATTGGCGTAGGTCATGTTCTGTACCCAGAGCAGGGTAAGTTGATTATGGCTGAACGGATGAAATTCCCGTTAAAGATAGAGCATTTCCGTATCTTCTCTAAAGAGGAAGTCGATGAGATTCTTAAGGCCGATCTTGCTCGGTTTGTACGAGGCGTATCCAAGTATTGTCCTGTTGTTGCTAGTCAAGGCCAGTTGGATGCGCTGGTCAGCTTTTCCTTTAATGTAGGACTAGGCGCTTTGCAGAGAAGTACGCTAAGACAGAAGCATAATCGAGGCGATTACGAAGGTGCTGCTCAAGAGTTCCTAAAGTACACAAAAGGCGGTGGAAAGGTATTACCCGGCCTTGTAAAGAGGCGTAATGATGAAAGAGCCATTTATTTAGGAGGCTAGCATGAAGAAACTTGCCGTTGTCTTATCGCTAATTAGTTGTTATAGTTTTGCAGAAGAAGCGGCAGGGTTCCAGAACAATGCAGGTGGCTGGACGGTAATTACGACTAGAGACCAGTATTGTGGCGCTAGAGGAATGAACGATGGCTATGCCTTTGGGACTGAATCTTATGCTCGGTTTTGTTGGACACGAAGAAGTAATGCAATTCTAGTAGTCTTTGAAGATGGCAGGAATGGAACTTGGTCGGTTGATTCATTTCAATTATTAGCTTCTGAACCTGAGTATAAAAGTAACAAACCCTAATGGCTAAGAAAATACCTGAAGACTGTATGCCAGCTTGTCAGTCTTGCTCATTCTTTCAGATAGAGCCTAAAGAAGATCTTGGGTTTTGTAGACGTTATCCTCCTACTGTAATCAATATTGGCGAGGATGACTATGATTGCACTTATCCCATTACAGCTAGGGATGACTGGTGCGGAGAATTCCATCGTTTTACCAATTAGAGGGGATCATGCGAAAACCATCTTGCACATCGCAAGAATTTATTGCCTTGTGGAATAAACACGGATCGGCAACAGAGGTATCGAAAATCTTAGGCATTACTGAAAGAAACGTCCATACAAGACGAAGACGGATTGAGAAAGAAAACGGCATTATCCTAGCTGGAGTAGCAAAGAATAGCCCTGACTTTAAGGTTACGTATCCAGAGAATAATATACGGGTCAATGTAGAGTTACAGAATGGCATCATTATCGTAGGGTCTGACTGTCATTACTGGCCTGGCATTATCAGCACTGCTCACCGCGCATTCGTAAAGATCATCAAAGAACTAAAGCCAAAGATGGTCGTTATGAATGGCGATGTATTCGACGGTGCTAGCATCTCCCGTCACCCAGTATCAGGATGGGGCTCTACTCCTAGCGTAAAACAGGAGCTAGAAGCCTGTCAGGATCGTCTAGAGGAGGTTGAGAAGGCCGCAAAAGGCGCTTCCCTAAACTGGACATGGGGTAACCACGATATGCGCTTTAACGCCCGTTTAGCGGCTCAGGTAGGGGATACTTGGCGAGGCGTTGAAGGCATGAACCTGACTGACCATTTCCCCCGTTGGAAGTTCTCAACCAGCATTATGGTCAATGACACCACAATGATTAAGCATCGTTATCATAATGGCATCCATGCTGTTTACAATAATACGATGAAGGCTGGTATCAGTGTAGTCACAGGCCATTTACATAGCCTTAAAGTTACGCCTTGGTCTGATTATCGTGGCGATAGATACGGTGTAGATACAGGTACGTTGTGTGACGTTAATGGCAACCAGTTTGAGTATTCTGAGGATAATCCTAAGAATCACAGGTCTGGCTTTGCAGTGCTAACCTTTAATGATGGTCAGTTAATGCCGCCAGAGCTGTGCCAAGTTCTTAATGAGGATGATGGGCTGGTTTACTTCCGTGGTGAGGTAATAAAGGTATAGGCTAGGTCTGCGTACTGGGCAGCGATTTTAATCATCTGGTCTTCGCTAAAGCCTCCTCTAGCAACTAAACCAGTTAAAACTGCTGCGTAAAGGGTCAACCATTCTGTCGGTACTTGTTCAAAAGTACCTACATTTTGTATAGGTTGCCACTTAGGATCGTCTGGGTTCTTCCGAGGTCTAGCCATTGGATATTCTTTCTATTTCACGGTTTAAGTACCATTGAGCCTTGAGTAGATCCTCTAGCCTGTCACCTTTCTTACCTGCCCTAGAGACATACTTAACGACATTCCCAAGGTGGAAATTAAGGTCTTTAGCCTCAATAAAGTCGATGGTCTGGATACCGCCATCTTGATAGTGCTGAGGGTTGATAGAGTCACTCATCCTTTACGAAGACTCCATCTTTATTGAGATAACCCTTGCGGTCTTTAATCTCGTCGTAAGCGTCCTGAAGGCATCTCGTTAGGTCTAGGTCTTCTAAAGCCCCCACCACAATAAGACAAACAAGCACATCACCAATGCTATCAATAATAGTAGGTCTATCCCGTTTAATAATGGCATCGGCTAACTCTCCCATCTCTGAGACTGCTTTGAGCATCTGTGTTTTAGAGTCTGAGTTAGCTATGATTCCCCTAGCTTCTGCCCAGCGGATTACATCGAGTTCAACAATGTTCCAACTCATTTAGACAATTCCTTGATCTCAGCAATCGGCAGTCCGAATACTTCATGGATAGCGATCATCATCTCTGCTGAGACTTTAGCCTTACCGTTACGCAGTCGGCTAATTACTGGAGCAGCTACACCTAGCTTAATGGATAGCTGACGGTCATTTTTAATGTCGAATCGTTTTTGTAGTTCATCAAGAATCACGTATTTCTCCTATGGTTGACCAACACGGCTGACCACTGCTATTTCCCCATCGTCCTACCATAGCAATCTAGAATCCTATGGCTTCCCGGTTCTGGGTTAGTTCTCTCTCGCGTAAAGAGTCCAGCAATGGTCATGCGTCTTGGTGCAGGGTCACTAGATTTTGGAGACTATATCGAAGGAGGATCTAGCCCCTGCTGCCGGAGTTACTCGCCACTACCGGCTTGGCGTATTAGGTGGGTAATCGCTGCGTCTATACCGCATTACATCCGGTTACTTACCAGTGTGGCGCATATAGCATCCGCTTTCCCCATAAAGGTGGCCTTACTCGCTACTTCTGTGGCTGGCAGTGATTAGATTCCAGCTACCCATTTCACAGCATCCGCTTTTAGGCCGTAAAGGTGGAGATACTCACAAGAAGGAGTGAACCGACCAAAGTCTCCTGCCAGCTTGCTTTCTCTCCGTAGCTCAGAACGGGATTTGGTCTGCTCCCATATCAAAATCGTCTTCTTGCTTTGCCTTAGCTTTAGGTGCATCTTTAGGCTTAACTGACAGGCTAAAGAACTTCTTACCGTCTTTCTTAGATTCCTTAATCCATGCTGATAGCCAGTAATCAGTACCGTCAACGTTAAGCGAACCTGAGTATTCTGGGTGATTATCTGCTGTCTTATTTTGATTCTTAGACAGAATGCCGCGATTAGTATTGTCGTATTCCATAGTTTTCCTTAGCTAGTAAATTTCTTAATTGCACTGCGTTGCTTGCTATCGAATTGGCTCCAGAGTGCTGTTTTCCAGTCTGCATCCAACTCCAGCGAATTGATGTACTCAACTGCACCAGCTACATCATCCTTGTTCAGCATAAGGACTGCATTCATAGCAAAGCTATTCACCATCTCCTGTTCTTCTGCTGATAATCCATCAAACACATCTTTAGTAATAGGCTTGGCTGACTTAGGAGCCTCTGAGCCTGTTGTAGCGTCTAGCGCATCGTGTTCGACAATCTCTAGCGCACTTACGTATAGATAGCGCCGAGAATAAGTCTGGGTAGCACCCATATTTTGTATAGGATGACAGCCCTTTAGGTGAGCATCAGCCATCGGGCTAGTAAATGTAATAGACCCACCGTTATCAGTATCGATAACACGCAAAGTAGCCAACTCTTTATCAAAGCTGATGACTGAGCAGAGTCCAAGTTCATTGAATATCTCGTTAATGGTTGGAAGAAAATCCCCAAGCTCGAAATACTGATAACCTGCAAACTTATTGTGTCCTGACTTCTTAATCGCTGACTGCTGTAGTTTAATCCTAGCTTTTTGCAGCTTTGCGTACACTTGATATTCAGACATTATTTACCCTTTATTGAATTTTTTATACTGCATAATATTGAATTGCCGAACTTCCTGAACAGGTTGTACCGGCTTAACCTTAGCTTGCTGCTCCTTACGAATCTTTGCAAAGGTCTTAGCAATGTTTGTATTAGACGCAGTAACATATTTGAATGACGGATCTAGTATGGATTTACTCATATTGAACAAGAGATAATGTAAAGAACGATCATTATTACACCACAAAAAACTGGATGTCTAGCAAACCAGTCACTCGTTGATAGCAGCTTGTTCACGTTTCATCCTTTCCATTTCGATAATCATTACATCTACATGAGCCAAAGCTCTGCCATATGAATCAATGTCTTTGTCTAGCGATTTACAAAGCATCTGACGGGCTATTTCCATTCCTTCGGCAATACCGTCTTTGTATGCTTGAGTTCTAACGTCACTGATTATTGGGTTTTCCATTATTCGCCTCGCAATTCGTCAGCATAATCACCGTAATCTTGGCTAGTCAGCTCAACGTCAGGAGCAGATTTAGTCGCTCTGCATATCATTGCAGCTATTTCATTGCTCATGTGCTGGCGCAGCTTATCTGCATCAAGACGATACTTAGCCCAGATAGAAAGAATGTTGCTAAATTCTTCAGCGATTACCTGATCGTCTAGGTCACACAAGAAATCATCTGGATGACCTGTCTGTATTTCGTTAAGGTAATAATATTGCAGTTCATATTTATTCATATTAGCCTCCTAGTAGCCGCGTGTTGCGGTGAGTGAACTATACCCAAAAATGATGACTGTGTGTAAAATTATTTCTATCAGTTATCTGTTGCCGATAAATAATATCAATTGACAGGAATATTCTACATGGGCAATATCTATGGGCAGCTTAACTACAGGAGGAGATTATGAAAGTTGCCGAGAAGTTAATAATTGGATTCTGGTTCATTTGTGGTGCATTGGCTATTCATTGGGCTATCAAAGTGCATAATATGCCACCAAAGCTGCCTTGTATGGTTGCTGAGATTAGCCCTGACTTTAGCCATGAGGATAGACAGAAATGCAGGATAATAAGGAGTCACAAGTTATGAGAGACGATAATGAGCCAGCGCCAATGTTGCAGTGGAAGCCATTGCAAACCTTCTTGCCCAAACTGTCACCCAGAGGTCAACCAATTGAGCAGCGATCCTTCAAAGTCTGTACCAGCCGAATCAACGAAAAGCAGCTATTTCGGTACTAGGATTTGCCAAGGTTGCAAGCGTAGCCGTAGTAACAAGCAGTTTGAAAATAGCGAATATTGCAGGATTTGCACTTTAAGAAACGTTAAGGTATAGTTTAAGTAGTGTTTGGCGGCACTATCGGATAGGGTCGCTAGCATTGGTTTACTGGAATGGCTAGGTTAGCTACCGAAAAGACGATTCGTTACCGTCCTGCCAGCTCCAACTTCAGTAACGATAGCCAATAACGTGAGGCATATATGCACTATTACCAGCACCATATCGGTGACTTCATCAAAGCCACTGCTCGCTTAACAGACACGCAATGCATGACTTATTTGCGGCTGCTCTGGATGTATTACGACACAGAAAAACCGCTTGAACAGGATGTAGAGACCATTGCGTTTCAACTTGGGGCAAATCCCAAAGACGTTGGGATGATCTTAAATGCATTTTTTCATCTTGAAAATGACGCTTGGTATCACACTAGGTGTGATGAAGAAATATCCAAATTCCATCTGAAAT